AGGATAATATGACACCAGTTGAAATAATGAAAAAGATAGGAGTATGTCAGCAAGCATTAACTAGAGGTAATACAGAACTAAAAACTCTAGGAGTAAAGAAAGCTAGAGCGGAACATGACTACAAAGTAGCTCTTAGAAAAGAGATTTTAAGATTAAGACAGTTAGAGAAACAGCCAGCAACACTAATAAATGACTTAGCTAAAGGAAAAGAAGAAATTGCAAAATTAAGATTAAATAGAGATATAGCAGAAACTAACTATAGCGTATGTATAGAAGCTATGAGAAATTTGAGATTAGAACTTGAAGCATATAGAAGCTTTCTTACATGGGAGCGTGTAGAACTTAAAAATACGTAATTTGAATTAATAGAAAGGGGAATAAAATGAAAAATCCTTTTGAACATATGAAAGATGAAGAATTTTTATATCAAATGTGTGCATTTATGGGAAAAGATAATTTTATAAGATTTGTAACCCTTATAGGTAGTAATTGTCCTAATGGTGGTTGCTCAACAGGTATGGACAATTGTGGAGAGTGTTTCTATAAGTTTTTAGGAGAATATGAGAAAAATAATAAAATTAAATAGTCACAATATGAAATTAATGCGAACAAAAGATAAACAAAAGGAAGGAGGTGGGTTGATTGGATATTTCAACAGAATTTGAAAAAGGTAATATTCCAAAATGCCTAGAAATATATGATTCATTTTTAGTTACCAATCATAAAATTAAAAATTATGAAAAAATATTATGCTCAATCTCTGGTGGAAGCGATAGCGATATTATGATGGATCTATTTTGTAGGATTAATAAAGATAAAGTGAAATTTGTATTTTTCGACACTGGGTTAGAATATCAGGCCACAAAAGATCATTTAAAAGAATTAGAAGACAAATATAATATTGAAATTGCATGGATAAGAGCAAAAAAGCCTATTCCAATTACTTGTAAAGAATATGGTCAGCCTTTTCTAAGTAAACAGGTAAGTGAATGGATTGAAAGGTTACAAAGGCATAATTTTAAATGGGAAGATAAAAATTTCCATGAACTTTATAAAGAATATCCAAAATGCAAAGCAGCTTTGAGATGGTGGTGTAATGAGTTTGGAGAAGATAGTAAATTTAATATAAGATACAACAAAGGATTAAAAGAATTTATAATATTTAATCCACCAAAGTTTAAGATATCACCAAAGTGTTGTAAATATGCAAAAAAGGATCCAGTTCATGAATTTATAAAAGATAATGATTTTGATTTAAATTGTTATGGAGTTAGAAAAGCAGAAGGGGGCGCAAGATCTACTGCATATAAAAATTGTTTTACTAATAATGCGGAGAGTGGAGCCATTGATGAATATAGACCAATTTTCTGGTATAAAGATAGCACAAAGAAAATATATGAAGAACATTTTAGAGTTGTTCATAGTAAATGTTATAGAGAATATGAACTAAAAAGGACTGGTTGTGCTGGATGCCCTTTTAATCAAGATTTTGAAAAAGAATTGAAAGTAATATATAAGTATGAACCTAAATTATTTAAAGCAGTAACTAATATTTTTAGATTCTTATGATTATACAAGAAGATATAAGGAATTTGTTAATCAAAATTTTAGATCTTCAGATAAAGATGTTTTAGAAGGACAAATAAGTATGCTTGATTGTAAAAGCAAAGAGAGTTTTTATTTAGGAGATCAATTTGTCAATGATTGCAATGGAATTGTAGCTACAATAATAAAAATTGATAAAGACTCAATATTAGTTGACCAAGCTAGGAATAATGAAAAATTTAGTAATTTACAACTTAATTTTAATTGGCTATCGCATCTGATTAAAGATGGCACTTTAAGAAGATTAAGTTCGTAATACAAAAATTTAGTTCCAGGATTTGAAATTAATGTGAAGGAGTGAGAAGGGTGCAAGTCGGAGATATAGTATTTTAAAAGTAAAGATGAAGAAAAAATTACACCAGGAACAATAATTAAAGCTAATGAATTAGAGATAACTGTTCAATATATAGATTTTAAAGAACCTCATATTATTGAAGAAATAGTAAATAAGCCTTTGAAATATAAAGAGAAAACATATGTAAATAGGCAGAAAGATATTAGCATATTGGATATAAAAAATAATTTAATAGAATTGTTTTTAGTACATTCTATTAGCCCAATAAATTAGGACGTAATTCAAAAATTAGATCCAGGATATAAATAAAAACTAAACTGCCTTTAATGGCAATATACAAGGAGGTATTTATATGTATAGTTCAAGCAGTAAAGAAGAAGTTGTAATTAAACTGGTTGGAAAATTATCTTTAGAGTTTCCAGACATAGATCAATTAAAAGTTAGAAGTATAGCAGAGGAAGTGTTATATAAATACAGTATATTGCCAGAGGAGACGGCTCTTGTAAGTAGCGATATAGAGGAAAAATTACAGATATATCTGGCATCTAAAAAGCTGGATGGGCTTAGTAAAAAGACATTAAAGAATTATGAATATAACCTTTTGATATTTGCAAGTCACTTAAGAAAACCTATAGTAGCTATAAATACAATGGATCTAAGAATGTTTTTAGCAGTTAGATGCAAAAGCATGAAACAAAGCAGTGTTAATGGACAAATCTCTATATTAAAAAGTTTCTTTGGTTGGCTTGCAGATGAAGAGTATATACCTAAAAATCCAGCGAAGAAGCTAAAACAAACTAAAGAACCCAAACGATTAAGACATGCTATGACAGAAGAGGAAGTAGAACTTTTAAGGCAGGCTTCTAAAACAGATAGAGAAAAGGCACTAGTGGAATTTCTGATATCTACTGGGTGCAGATTATCAGAGGTGGTTGGAGTAAATAAAGATGATATAAATTGGAATGAAATGTCTTTAAATGTAATAGGTAAGGGTGATAAAGAACGTAAAGTTTATTTTAATATTAAAACTAAAATATATTTGAAAAAATATTTAAATAGAAGAAAAGATAATAATGAAGCACTGTTTGTTACATCTAGAACATCTTATGCAAGGTTAGGTGGAAGAAGTATTCAAAGAGAAATTAAAAAAATCGCGGAGAGAGCAGGCATAAACAAATCTATTTACCCTCATTTATTTAGACATTCTTTTGCTACTAGCAAACTAAATGCAGGTATGCCATTGCCAGTTATACAACATCTCATGGGTCATGACAATCCGGCGACCACACAGATATATGCAGAATTATCAGAAGAAAATATAAAACATGAATATAAAAAAATATCTTAATAAAATTAAATAGGTGTAGGGATTAAAGTGAGTATTTCTATACTTTAACTGTACTAGTGTAATAAAACAATAGTATAAGGGAGGGTTAATCATGGAAGCATGGAGAAAGAAGTTGGACAAGTACTTTAATGGGGAGTTAAAACTATTTGAGGAAAATTACACAATAACTTATCCATGCATTTTAAAGAGAGGCAGAAAAAGAATAAAGGCTAAAATTGATATGGATCATGGTGTTATATATAACTTAAAAGGGAAGGAAATTGGGAAGGTGAAGGTGGTATGAATAGTGCGTTGGATGAATTTGATTTAGCTGGGTTAGAATTAACGGAAGAAAAAAATTCAATTTAGAAAATTTGATACAGATATGGATCGGATTCTTATCCTATTGGGTGAATTTGACAAAGATAAACTAAGTGAATTAGAAGCTTTAGCTAGGAAATTAGGTCAAAATAAATCTTTTGGTGGGAGAGAAAACAAGCCTCGCACTAAAATATGGGAAAAAAATAGATTCTATGAGTAGGAGGACAAGCATGAAGGATACTACATTTTTATTAAAACAATACAATGATTTAAAAGTAGAAATAAGTGAACTTGAAAATAGAATTGAGAAATTAGAGAATAAAAAGATTAAAATTGAACAAGACAGTGTTAAAGGATCTAGCAATGTTTTTCCTTATACAGAAAGAAAATTTACTATTGAAGGGTATAATTATCTGGAAGCAGATAAAAAAGAAGAAAGATTAATTAGATTAAATAATCTATTAAGCAAAAGAAAAAATAAATGTGAAGATATGAAACTACAGATAGAAGAATTCATAAACAATATTCCAGATTCAAAAACACGAAGAGTATTTCAATATAGATATATTGATAATCTATGCTGGCAGGCAATAGCAAGAAAAATTAGTAAAACTGATGAAAGCTATCCTAGAAAAATAATTCATGATAAATATTTAGAAAACTTATAATTAATCCGAATAATCCGAATTATATGTGGTATTATGGTAATAAGTAAAATTATATAAAGCAGAGATTTTATCGTACAAATAAGGTAACTGCTAAAATAAAAAATAATATATTGTGTATGTACTAAAAAGGCACTTAGTTAATCTTAAGTGTCTTTTTATATTAGAATGAGTAAATTAACAAAAATATCTTAACCTTTAATCTAAATTTAATTATTGTAAAAAAAATTAATAATTTTGTAAGATATAATAGAATTTGTAGGAATCTTATTCTTGATATGGTGAAAGATGTAATTATATAATATATATATCAAGAATAAGGAGGACAACACAATGAAAAAGAAAATAGGCTTAATTATGAGTATGGTATTATTGTTTGTTTTTGTATTTAGTGGTATAAATAATGCTTATGTTGCTCATGCTGAGAAAAATAATGATTTTATTATAGGGACACATAATTTAAATAATACTCCTAAAAATAGTGCTAAAGTTGGAGACGTGCTTAGAGAACCTGAGATAGGGTGGAAAAGATATGATGATAAGAATAGTAATATTAGTTATGTTGGTAATGAAAGAGTAGAATGGAGACATGATGCTAATAATAGTTGGAATGAAAATGACTATAATAAAACTCATTCATATACATTAAGCGATACCAATGCATTAAATACAAAAATAAAATTTAATTTTACAGGTACAAAATTACGCTTAATTGCATTTGTATCAAATACTAATTATAAATATTCTGATAATATTCAAATCAAAATAGATAATAATATTATTGAAACTTTTTCAGAATATAATTCTGTACGAAAAAATCAAAGTATGGTATATGAAAAATTAAATTTAAAAAATACAGAACATGTTATAGAAATAACTGATAAAACAAATTATGCATTGGGGTTAGATGCTATAGATATAGATAAGAATGGGGAGTTAAAGCCTTATAAAGAAGCTGTTAAAGCAGAATCAATAACTTTAGATAAAACATCTATGGATTTATTAGAAGGTAGTTCAGATAAGCTAAATGCTAAAATATTACCTGAAGATGCTACAAATAAGAAAGTAGTATGGTCATCAAGTGATGAAAGTATAGTTAAGGTAGATCAAGAAGGTAAAGTTACAGCTATAAAAGAAGGACAAGTAATAATAACAGCTAAAGTAGAAGGTACTGATTTAACAGCTACTTGTAAAGTTAATGTTACTAAAAAGGTAGAAGAAAATAAAAATAATGCTATATTAAGCATATCTTTAGTAAATGGAGCTACAAAAGAATATGATGTAAGTATGCAAGAAGTAGAAAAGTTTATAAACTGGTTTGAGGAAAAATCTAATGGCAAAGGTCCATCATTATATTCATTTGATAAAAAGATTAATCCTTATAAAACAGTTAAAGAATATATAGTACATGATAAGATAGCATCTTTTGAAGTAAGAGAGTATGAAGGAACAAATAAATAGTTAAATATCAAAGAGCACTTAAGGAATATAAGCCTTAGGTGCTTTTTACATACCTGGATTAGTCCAGGAGATTATATTCATATACATAGGTGGTGAGAGGTTTGAAAGTAGGAAGAATAATAGAAACACAGCAACCAGGAATACATAAACAATTAAGCAAAGATAGAAAACAGAATAATAAAAAACGTAGGAGAGGTAAGAAAGAGGACCTCTCCTTTTCTGATGTTATGAATCTTATGAGTCATGATAGTTATTCCAGGGGGAAAGGTGGAAGTATAAAGCAAAGAACATGGGGAAAGTAGAATAAGAGTGTTAAGAAAGAGATAACTTAAGAGTATACATTGCTAAAAGTCACTAATCTTTAAATAATTGAATATAATAATCATGTAAATATTGAAAAAGGAAGATGATTTTATAATGATACCTAATTATTATGCTTTATGGGATGGATACTGGAGAAGTTATCGCATTAGTAGTGAAGCAGCTGTGCAAATTGCACTACAGCAGGTTCCAGGACAGGTAGTAAGAGTTGAGTTAGATGTTGAAGATGGTATATTAGTTTACGAAGTTAGCATTAGAACCACTGCTGGAATTTATGAAGTAAAAATAAATGCTAACACAGGACAGATAATTGAAGTTGATAGGGATTTTGATTAATTAAATTGTAACAAAACATATTAATTTAAAAAAGAGCTCATAAGGGCTCTTTTTTATATACAAAACAAACAAATAGATTAATTAAGACACTGTAAAAGGTGTCTTTTTTTATGTGTTTTTTAGAGGATTGGCATGTCGTGATGATACCCCACTATCCTCCTATTTAAAACTTAGGAGGCAATTATATGTGTAAACTAAAAAATGAAATTGGTAACACGTATGGTAAATTAATGGTTATAGAAAAATCAAAGAATAGAACCAATAGTGGACTTGTTAAATGGATTTGTAAATGTGAATGTGGAAATATCATAGAAGCACGTGGAGACAGATTGAGAACTGGAAAAACAAAGTCATGCGGATGTTCAAAACATTTCAATGAGTTTATAGATAAAGTAGAATATATTATTGGGATTGACTCAAAAGGAGAGCAATTCACTTTTGACAAATGTGATTATGAATTTATTAAATAATATTGTTGGTATGTAGATAAAACAGGTTATGTTGTATATAAAGATAAAAAAGGAACTCATTATTTGCATAGAGTCTTAATGAAAGCTAAAATTGGACAGTTTATTGATCATATAAATAACAATAAAAAAGATAATAGAAGAGAAAACTTAAGATTTGCAACACAACAGCAAAATAATTTTAATAAATCAATTCAAAATAACAACACATCAGGTATAGTTGGAGTAAGATATGATAAAAGCGTTAATAAATGGATAGCATATATTGGATATAATAATAAAAATATACGTTTGGGAGCTTTTAAAAATAAAAAAGATGCAATTAAGGTAAGGAAGGAAGCAGAAAAAAAATATTTTGGAGAGTTTGCTCACAAAACAAACAATAGGCAGGTGGTGACAATGTAAGTATGGAAAATATAAGAGGACCAGATACAAAAGAACAGGCAGAAAGAGATTATATATCTGGAATGAAGTATAAAGATATAGCATCTAAGTATGATGTATCTATTAATACAGTTAAGAGTTGGAAGCAAAGGTATAAATGGAATAGAAAAAGTATGCACACAAAGAACAAAGTATGCACACAAAAACAGAATAAAGAAAAAAGTGTACAGGAGCCTATTGTTGAAGAAGTAAAAGAGGTATTAGAAAATACTGAACTTACTGATAAGCAAAGGCTCTTTTGTATTTACTATATAAAAAGCTTTAATGCTACTCAATCAGCTATTAAGGCAGGGTATGCTCCAGATAGTGCTCATGTAGAAGGTAGTAGACTGCTAAGAAATGTTAAGGTAAAAGCTTATATTAGAGAGCTCAAAGGAAAAATGACAGAAGAAATATTTATAGATGCTATGGATGTATTGAATAAGTATATAAAGATAGCATTTGCAGATATAACAGATTACCTAACATTTGGGCAAAAGGAAGTTACTGTTATGGGGGCATTTGGGCCTGTTAAAGATGAAGAAGGTAATGAACTTACTAAGGTAGTAAACTATGTTGACTTTAAAGAAAGTAATATAGTAGATGGCACAATAATAAATGAAGTAAAGCAAGGTAAAGATGGAGTATCTATTAAATTTGAGGATAGGATGAAAGCCCTAGATAAGCTATCTCAATACTTTGACTTATTCCCTGATAAATTTAAGAGAAAGATAGAAGATGAAAAAGTTAAACAAGCTAGAGAAAAACTAGAATTAGAAAAATCAAAAGTTAATGGTGATGAAACGGAGGTTGAAGATGATGGATTCTTAGATGCACTAAATGGCAGAGCTGCTGAGGTATGGAAGAATGAGTAAGAAAAAGAAAAAAGAAAAGGCTTTTAAGTTTAAACCTTTTTCAGACAAACAAGTTCAAGTTCTTACTTGGTGGACTGAGACATCACCAGTAAAAGAGAATGATGCAATAATTGCAGATGGCTCAGTAAGAGCGGGTAAAACTATAGTAATGTCATTATCTTTTGTAATGTGGGCCAACACCACTTTTAACGGTGAAAATTTTGCTTTATGTGGTAAAACAATTGGGTCTTTAAGAAGAAATGTTGTAAAACCACTTAAAAGAATCTTAAAAGGGAGAGGATATAAGTGTAAAGACCATAGAGCATCTAATGAAAATTATCTTACTATATCTAAAAACGGTAAAAGTAATGATTTTTATTTGTTTGGTGGTAAAGATGAAGGTTCACAGGATCTAATACAAGGTATAACATTAGCAGGCGTTTTATTTGATGAAGTTGCATTAATGCCACAAAGTTTTGTTAATCAAGCTACTGCAAGATGTTCAGTAGAAGGAGCTAAGATGTGGTTTAACTGTAACCCAGATGGACCATATCACTGGTTTAAGATTGAATATTTAGATAAGCTAAAGGAAAAGAACGCTGTGCATTTACATTTCACTATGGATGACAATTTATCTTTGAGTGAAAAAGTAAAAGAAAGATACAAAAGAATGTACTCAGGTATATTCTATAAACGTTATATCTTAGGTTTATGGTGTTTAGCTGAAGGCATTATATATGACATGTTCAATGAGGACTTTCATAAGGTTAAAACAATATCTAGAAAGTATGACAAATATTATGTGTCAATAGACTATGGTACTCAAAATGCTACTGTATTTCTTTTATGGGGATTATGTAATGGCAAATGGTACATTGTAAAAGAATACTATTACAGTGGTAGAGATACAAGCTTACAAAAATCAGATGTTCAATACTCCAAGGAGTTAAAGAAATTTTTAGGAGATATAGTTCCAGTAAAAATAATAGTGGATCCAAGTGCAGCAAGTTTTATAAAACAATTAAGAGATGATGGATTTAAGAACATATTAAAAGCTAAGAATGATGTATTAGATGGGATAAGAACTGTTGCTAGTGCTTTAAGTATTGGTTTATTTTATGTTAATGACATATGTAAGGAAACATTAAAAGAGTTTAGCTCTTATGTGTGGGATGCTAAAAAACTAGACTATGGAGTAGAAGAGGTATTAAAAGAAAATGACCACTGCATGGATGCATTAAGATATTTTATATATACAGTTCTTAGACATGATATTGAAGAAGGATATGATGAAGAAGTATACAAAAAAGGAAAAGGTGTTGTTAAGAAGACAACTACTGATCCATATGGCAGGAAAGGAGGTACAGTTTTCTAATGGAGAAACAAGCAAGAACTATAAGAGATACATTGCTTAAATTACCTGATAATGAAATAGTTGAAAGAAAACGTGTATTTACTGATTACTATTATTACAAAGGAAAATCTATAGACTTAGAGAAAGCAAAACAAAATCCAGCTTTATATGGTCAGAATTGGCCAGTAGATGATAATGTTGATTATAAACCTACACAGGATATAAGAAATAAAGTTAAGCCACTACTTAAGAAACAGGCTAGATGGATGTTTGGAAAGAAACCAACATTAATCTTTAAGGCTGATGATTTAAAGGATAAGGAACAATGTGAGGAATTAAGAAAATTCATAGAGGATGTTTTAGAATATAATAATTTCTGGAACAATACTAGGAAAGCATTCTTAGAAGCTACTATAAAGAAAAGAGTTCTTTTAAGAGCAGAAGCGAATCCAAAAGAACCTGTTACGATCAAATATGAGAGTATAGAAAATTTCTTTTACAAAGAGAAGAATGGAAGGATGTTAAAGGCTATTTTCTTTGAAGAAGATGAAATGAATGTATACAAAGAAGATAAGGATAAGTTGTATTATTTACATACTTACTATTACAAAGTAGATGGAGATACTAGAGCACTTCAAGCTTGGTATAGAAAAGAAACTTATAAGAATACAGATTTACAGAAAGAATTAACTATAGACCAGGACACAGGATTTTCTACTATCCCATGTTGGCTTATAAGGAATGGTGGAGAACTTAATAATACTTTCAGTGAAAGTGATATTACAGATTTAAGAGATGCACAAAATCAATATAATAAGAGAATATCAGATTTCGCAGATGCCTTAAGGTTTCAAATGTTTGGTTCTGAAAGTATAATTGATGGTAATGAAGATGATGTAAATAGATTAACTATAGCTCCTAATGCAGTACATGCAATAAAAACTAGAGATGAAGCGTTAGCAGAAGGAAAGCAAGCTACTATTCAGAGGCAAGAATACAATATAGGTAGTAGTGAAGCGATGAATGCATATCTTGATAGAGCTGATAGTGATATGAAAGAAACACTAGATATGCCTAAAATAAGTGATTTAAACAACATACCATCAGCAAAGGCTATGATATATCTTTATAATGATTTAATTGCTAGGTGTGAAGAGAAATGGAATGATTGGGAACCAGTATTTAAAGATTTGATAAAATATGTTATAGAGGTTTCAAAGCATTGTTATTGTGGATGTTTTAAAGAAAAATGGAGAGCTTTAAAATATACTACTATATTTATGCATAACTATCCATTACCTTCTGATGAAGAAGATAAGAAAAAACTTGCACTTGATGAAGTTGAAAAGAATGCTAGATCTATTAGAAACTACATGAAAGAGTTTAGCAATGAAGAAGATATAGAAAAAGCTCTTAGAGAGGTAATAGATGAAGTAGAAAGATTAAATGAGGCTAGAATGGCAGATTCTTTTCAAAAAGCCATAAATAGTGAACTAGATGAAAGTATAGATAAGAATGGTGATGAATGATGAATTTATATCAGCAGAGAATTTTAAAAGGTAGAAAGCAATTTCTAAGAATTCTACAAGATCAGGAGAAAGAATTATTAGATATTTATGAAGAGGCCAGTAAGCAAATATCATACAAGCTATCCAAGGCTGGGGCAGGAAGGTTAACTGCTAGATATTTAAATGAATTAGATAAATCAATTAATAGATATGTATTAGAATTAAGAACTAATTTAAGTAAATCCATTAAAGATAGTATAGAAGCAAGTTCTCAAATAGCAAGTGCTGTACAATTAAGTTATTTTGACATGATAATTCCTAAAGAAGATATAAAATTTACTTTTAATAAAATGTTTACTCAATTACCTTCTAATATTACCAAGCAACTTATAAACGGTAATTATTATTCAGATGCGAAAACATTAGATCAAAGGCTTTGGAGTATAACAAATAAAAACTCTAAAGACATTGATACTTTTATAAAAATTAATGTGGCTAAAGGTGCTAATGCTAGAGAATTATCTAAGGGACTAGATTTATATATTAATCCATATAAAAGAATTGAAGCTAAAACATTAGAAGCTGGTATGGGTAAAAATATTTCATATCAAGCGCAAAGGTTATCCAGGACAGCTTTAAATCATGCTAATACTGAAACATATATCCAAGGTGCTAAACTGAATCCTTTTAATGTAGGATTAAAGTGGAATTTAAGTCCTAGTCATTATGAAAGACAAGTAGCTAGACATGGTGAAGATATTTGTGATGAGTATGCAACACAAGACAATTACGATTTAGGTGCTGGAATTTATCCGGCTGATAAATATCCAATAGCACATCCTAATTGCCTTTGTTATCCTACTCAAGAAAATATACCAGTTGAAAAGGCTAGAGATGAATTGATAGCGTGGGTTAATGGGGAAAACAATCCTAAACTAGATAAATGGTTAGATAATTATGGCCAAGAATATGGCATAGCAATATAGGAGGCATATATGAAAGTAATATGTGATAACTGTAAAAGAGAATTTGAAATGTCACAGGACAAACTTAAAGAAAAATACTTAGGAGCAATGTATACAGAAGTATGTTATGAATGTCCTCATTGTAATAAAAAGCACTTAGTATGTATTATGAACGCTAAATGTAGGCTTTTAAAAAGAAAGATGGAAATAAGGAGTCTAAGAAAATTTAAGGATACTAATGATGTGAATAAAGTTTTAGTTGATAAGGATATAGATAATATTCAGAAAGAGTTTAAAACAGAGGTGGATAAAATTAATGGAAAATAAATGAATTCTATTGAAGCTATTTAAAAGCACTTACTAAATAAAAACAGTAGGTGCTTTTATTATGCCTAAAAATGAATCTTTGTAAAGGAATTTATAAATTAAAGTTGAAATATAGATAATGAGGTGATGCGATATTATGGATTACTTAATTACTATTATTTCAAAATTTGAAGGGATACTAGGTGCAATATTAGGATCAGTTGCAACTCTTATAGCAACTAATTTAATTAAAAGTTTAGGAAAAATAAAATTTTACTTTTATGATTATGAAATTAAATATTATGGAGAAAATGAGAGCGGTGAAATTAGTATTATAAATGACCAATCTAAAGCTAAATATTGTAGTTATAAAGTTAGAATGCAAGTATATAACAGTTCTGAAGTTGTAAAACCATTAAAGGATTTTCAAATAGAATTTAAATCAGATGATAAAGTCATTTATAGTAAACCTAAAAATGATGATGAAACTATAGATCATGAAGTATATTATGAATATAAAGATTTTAACCTGATAAATATTTTACCAAAGCATTTAACAGAAATTAATTTAACTGGAATGATAACTAAACAAGATATGAAATATTTTTCCAAAGTTAATGAAATATATTTTATAGCTAAAGATTATAAGAATAAAAAAATAAAACGGTTAATAAAAAAACTTTAAAAGCATTTTAAAAGATGCTTTTTATTTTTGTCTTTTTTAGAATTATAGACGTTAAAGAATAATTCTAAAACTCTAACGTGGTTCAGTAGCACGTTAAAAACTGTAATTAGAGATTAAGGAGGAATTAGAATAATGGCAAAATTAAAAGACATTATAGGAGAAGAGTTATTTAAACAACTTCCAGAGGAAAAACAAAAAGAATACAAAAATAAGGATTATGAAGATGTATCTAATGGTGCATTTATTCCCAAGGTTAGATTTGACCAAGTAAATGAACAGGCTAAGGAATATAAAAAACAAGTTGGTGAAAGGGACAAACAAATAACTGACTTAAAAGAGGAATTTAAAGATGCTGCAGGTTTAAAAGAAAAATTTGAAAAGTTAGAATTAGATAATAAAGCACAAAAAGAAACTTATGAGAAACAATTAAATGATATTGCTTTTAATAATGCTTTGGAAAAAGGATTAGGTGATTTTAATGTTAAGGATAAAAAGTTAATTATGGCACTTATAGACAAAGATAAGCTAAAAATAGATGGAGATAATGTTATAGGTCTTAAAGAACAAATAGAGCCACTTAAAACAAGTCATGAATATTTATTCGATAAAGAAATAAAAGGCACAGGATCATTTGGTACTGGTGGTAATAATGATCCAGAACCAAATAAAACTAACTTTGCTTCAGAATTAGGAAAGCAAAGAGCAGAAAATATGAAAGCAAAAAGTTTAACAGACTTTGCTAAATGAAAATAAAGGAGTGATAACAAGTGAGACAGTCAAGTTATACAATAGGAGCTAAACAAAATAAGCTAAGATTAATAGCTGGAGATCATTTTATTTCATTGCCTATTAAGGTAAGAAAAGGTAATGTGAAAACACTTTTAGATGAAAATGAGGTGCTTTTAGCAGGTACTTTAATTACTAAAGATGGTAAGAAAGTAACTTCAACTTCAAGTGAAACAGATGTATTTGGTGTTGTATATCAAGATATATCTTTCAAAGGTTCAATGTCACCAACAGCAGATAAAGATGACGCAACAGAAGTAGTGCCAGTATTTGTCCATGGTCCTTTATATGAAGATGCAGTTAAGTTTAATTCAGATGAAGCTATTAAAAAAGTTGAAATGGCAGCATTAAAACAAATAATTTTTGGAGAATAAGGAGGAAATATATATGCCAAATTTAAGAGATTATATTAATTCAAAAAACATAGCTCTTTATATTAAAGAGTTACCAGCAGAACAAACAATAGATAAGGCTCTATTCCCTGATAAAAAAATTAGTGGTACAAAGTTAGAAATGGCTAAAGGTTCTAAGAAGAAACCAATAGCTTTAAGAATGAGCACGTTTGATGCAAATACAAAAATGAGAGCATTAAGTGCTGATTTAAATGTAAAATCAACAGAAATACCATTTTTCAAAGAAGGTATGGGAATAGACGAAACAACTAGAAGAGATCTACAAAATGCAATAGGAGCAAATAATGAAAACTTTATAAATGCATTATTAGGACAGGTGTTTGAGAACTATTCTAATTTAATAGATGGAGCAAATATAATTTCAAAGAAAATGAGATCATCAGTAATTCAAAATGGTTTACTGAACTTTACTTCAAAAGATGGAGATATTGTAGTAGAATATGGGGTTCCAGATAATCATAGGGAAGTATTAACTGGAACAGATAAGTGGACAAATCCTGATGCCGATATTATAGGAGATATTAAAGCTTGGCAAAAGGTTATTACAAATGACCAATATGCAAAGCCTAAAACATTACTGTTAACTGAAAATACTTTTGATAGTACATTTTTAGTTAATAAAGCTATTACTAACCACATTAAGAACAGTAATTTAAATACTTCATTAATTTTAAGTCAAGCAAATTACATTCAATTTGTAAAAGAGGTAATGCAATTAACAGTTGTATTCTTAGAAGATGCTACTTATATTCCATCAGAAGGTGCTGATCCAGTTCCATATTATGTGGATGGCAAAGTAACACTTATGAGTGGAACAACTTTGGGTAATACCGTTTATGGTACAACTCCAGAAGAATTTGATAAACAATCAGGTTCATCTAAACTGGATACTTATATGATTGACACAGGAATTGCAGTTACAACTATGGTTAAAGAGGATCCAGTTACAGTAGATACTAAGATAAGTGTAATGCTCATTGTTTCATTTGATAGGGCAGATGAAGTGTTCTTTGCAACAGTATATTAATTAGAGTAGTCAATATGACTGCTCTTTAGTTTTTTACAAGAAAGGAGATTTTTATTATGGCAAAGTCTAAAGAAGAAAATATAGATGTTATGGAAGATGAAAAAGTAGAAGAAAAAATTTTTAAAGCTAAGGCTAAGCAATATATAAAATATGCAGGTACACATATTAAAATTGATGAAGAATTTCAAGTTAAGGAATGTGATTTAGAGGAGCTAAGAAAATATGCTGAAATAGAAGAAGGTGAATAAGAATGACACCTATAGAAATTTTAAAGTTTAATCTTCAAGAACGACAGTATCCTTATTTTGAAGATGAAGAGATAGATGTATTATTAGAAACAAATGATAATGATATAAATAAAGCAAGTTGGAAAGGGTGTTTGTTCAAAGCAAATGCTGATGATGCTGTAAATATGGGACCACTTAAAACAGAATCAAATAGAGAATACTGGCTAGGGCTTGCGGAACAATACAAAAGTGATTATGAAAGAAGTTTATCCAATGGTGGAACTACAACAACAGGCTATAAAACATCAATGAGAAGGATTGATGGCCAATGATAAATGAAGCAAGAATAAAAGCACAAGCTAAGAAAAACATATCTAAAAGGCCAACACATATAAATCTTATGAGAAAAGAAAAAGTAAGTAATGGAATGCATGGTGGTAGAGAAAAAGAAATAACAGTAGGTGAGCTAGATATCTTCCTTGATGATACTAAACACAATTTGATTTTAGATAACGTAAAAGAATCTGGAACTGTTAAAAAAACTAGAGGTATTTCAATGTTTGCAGTAGTAACTGAAGGAATAGAAATAAAAGAGGGAGATTACTTTGAAGCTAACGGTTATAAATATAGAGTAACTTATCCAGGAATGATTATTAAGGATGTCTATAATAGCGATTTGGAAGTGGTTAGGAATGGCTGATGGTTGTAATTTAAATATGAATGGATTAGATGAAGCTATGAAAAAGTTAAAAGAATTTACTCCAAAGCTTAAAGCAGCTCTTGCACTAGATGCTCAAAATATAGCAATGAATATGGAAAAATGGGCTAAAGAAAATGTAGTATGGACAGATAGAACAGCTCATGCAAGATTATTTTTAACATCTACTGTAAAATGGACAAATGCCAATACATTAATGGTTGCATTAAGCCATCAAGTGGATTATGGGGTCTATCTTGAACTATGCAACGAAGGCAAATATGCAATACTTGAAAGAGCTATACAAGAGTTTGCTCCACACTTCATGGAAGGGTGGGAAAAAATAGTTCAATCATCAGGAGTGATGTAATGACAAGAAAAGAAATATTTGATTTAATAGATCCTTTATATCCTTGTTATGCAATCGGAGAACATAAAGGAGAATGTATAGAACCTTATATAGTTTTAAAATTTGAAAATCAAGTACAAAGCATGAATAACAGTCAATGTGGTTGGCAGTTTGTTCATGTTTTTTTATATGCTCCTTTAGGAGATATAACTATACTTGATGAAATGTTAAACAAGGTCCAGAAACTCTTAAATGAAAAATTAGAATTTACAGGAGATATAACACCAGAGCTTATAGATGATGAAAAGAAAGCTTATTTTAGAAGATTAAAATACAAAATACCGAAGGAGGTAATTTAATGAGTACAACAGGAGAAATTTTATATAATGTTAAAAAAGTAATTTTAACACCATTAGATCCACTTACAGGCTTACCATTAAGTGGAGGTAACCCAATTAATATTCAATGTGATAGTGAAATAGAAACAGATCCTGAAATATCACAAGGACAAGAAAAGCAGTTAAGGGATGATCAAAAGATATTAGCTACAGCTAGTACTCCAGATTTGTTATATGGATATAAATTGAAAATGAAAAATACAACATTTGAATTAACAGTAGCAGCATTAATTGAAGGTGGAACAATTCGTTATGATAAAGATGACCCTACTAAAATTGTGGGATATGATACACCAATGCTTAGTGAAGGTTCTAAAATAAAACCATTTAAAGCTGATATATTTGTGGCAAATTATGAAGGTGAAGATATTAAAAATTATGCTAAAGTAACATTTAACAAATGTACTGGGAAAGCATTTAAAATGGGATTCAAAAAAGATTTCTTTTCACCAGAGTTTGAAGTTAAATGTAGAGAAAATACTAAAGCTAAGTTACCTATAAAGTCTATAGAATTTGTTGATTCATTACCACAAGACATAGAAGAAGATAAAAAAGAATCTAATATTATAGACAATCAAGAGCCTTAAAATCGAGAGCTATAGTAGGCTCTCTTTTTAAATTAAAATTTTAGGAGGAATTAGTATGGCATTAACAAATATAGAAGAATTAAAAGTTAAAAAATATATAGAAGTAGAATTACCTGGATGGGATGTAGAAGATACATTTACAGTTAAATTACAAAGAGTTAATTTATTAGATTTAGCAGCTAAAGGTAAGATACCTAATCCACTTATGGGACCTGTAATAGATTTATTTCAAGGTAAAGGACCAGGAGGAAAAGATGAAGATAGTTTAAAAACTGTTAATGAGCTTGCTGAATTATTTTGTGAAACAACAATGGTTGAACCAACATTTAAAGAAGTTCAAGAAGTTATAGGCATGACAGATGAACAAAAAATTATAATATATAATTTTGTAGTACACGGGGTAAGAACCTTGGAACCATTTCGTAAAAAGCCAGAAGATAATAAGTCTAATGACAATGGTGAAGATGTATCACAAGACACCGAGCGAGATACTAAAAATAAATGATGAATATATAGCTTATTGCCTTGATGAAGCCATGACAGAGTTTATATATAGAATAGAGAATGGAGAAAAACCACGATTTGAAATTAAAAACAAAGATAGAAAAGATAATCCAGGATTAAAGATGCTCTTAGGGAAATGATTAGGGCAACCATTCCAATATTGGAATATATATTATATAATTAAGATATATTTACATATTGGAGGGAATTATATGAAGAAAAAAATTAATAAAATTTCATTCTTATTTGTACTTATTTTATCTTTTACTTTAATAGCATTAGTAGGTTGTTCTCCTAAAGGAGATCCACAAGAAGTGTTAAATACTTATTATCAAAGTATAAAAGATAATAATATTGAAAAAGCTTATGATACATTTTGTGAACAGAGTAAAAAAGATTTTAAAAAAGAGGATTTTACTAAATGGAGAAATGCAGAAAAAGAAGTATTTAAGTTAAAAGACATAAAAATTGAAAAACTTAAAGAATTTAAAGGAAGTTTAGAGGATGTAGAATTTAAAAACATTGTAAAATTTAATGTTACTGAAAAAGGACAGGATTTCTGTGAAAATAAAGAAGAAGAACTAACACATGAAATGTATGTTGTAGATGATAATGGTAAGTGGAAAATATATTTTGGCAAGGAAAGAGGAAACCAATTAGCTAGTCTTTCTTTAACTCAGTTAGCACACATGTATATGGATGGTGTAGGAAATAAAACAGAAGATTTTGTTAAGGCCACTAGCCTTTTAGAAGAGGCTATTAAATTAAATCCAAACAATGAAGATGCTAAGAGAAATTTAAAATCATTACCATATTTAAAAGCATTAAATTCAAACAAATAAAAATATTATTTATAATACTAAAGGAATCGCTTATGCGGCTCTTTTTTTATACCTCAAAATAGGAGGTGAAGAAATATAAGTATAGGTTTAGGAAGTATATATTCAGATTTAGAATTAAGATTAGATAAATTTGAAAGCTCTGTATCAAAAGCGATACAGGGCTTTTATAAGTTACAAACTAAAGCTCAAGAATCTAGCTCTATAATGGATAAGTCAGTTTATACTGCAGTATCTAATATAGAGAAAAGTTATAAGCTTTGGGAAAATGCTAATAAATCAAGTGGTAAAAGCTTAGAAGATAATAGTAAAAAAATTGAAGCATATAAGTCTAGCATGAAACTGTTAGATGATGAGATTAAGAAGTCTGAAAAGACTTTAGATGACATCGGTAAAAAATGTGGTGAGAACTCCAAGGAATATGAAAATTATAAATCTCATATATTAGATCTAAAACTGAAGCACTCAGAATTGTCACAAGAATTAGAGAAAGCTAGTAAAACTACAGTTAATGTAGCTGATAAATTGAAAAATCTTGATGAAGGTTATCAAAAGACAAGCACTCAAATAAGTAATCTAGAAAAATCTTATAAACTGCTTGATTTAACTCAAGAAAAAAATGGCAAAGGTATCTTTGATAATTCTGAAAAGATGAATAAACTAAAAAAAGAAATGTCTTTATTAGATAGTGAAATAAAGAAACATGAATCTCTTTTAAAAGAAGTAGAACAGGAATATGGTAAAGATTCTAAAGAAGTTGAAGAATATAAAGGCAAAATACTAGATTTAAAGATAGTTCATGCAGAACTTGGCTCTGAATTAAAAAAGACAAAAAAAGAAGCTACTACTTTTGCTGGTAGGTTGAAAATACTAGGTACTGAATTTGAAAAGATAGATAAAAAATATCAAGCATTTGATAAAGTAGGAGATGAACTTCAAGGCATAGGTAATAAACTTACAACTCATGTTACTCTTCCTATTATGGGTGCCGGTACTGCAGCAACTAAGTTTGCGTTTGACTTTGAAACTGGTGCTGCTAAGGTAAGTACAATTGCAGATACTACAAAAGTTCCAATAGAAGATTTAAAAAGAGGAGTAATTGACCTTTCTAATAAAACGGGAATGAGTACTAAAGAATTAAATGAATCTTTATATCAAGCTATTTCTGGTTCAGTAGATACTGCTAAAGCAGTTGATTTCTTAGATGTAGCAGTAAAAGCTGCCAAAGGTGGTTTCACAGAAACATCAACAGCAGTAGACGGCTTGACAACTGTGCTAAATTCATATGGATTAGAAGCAGATAAAGCTACAGATATTTCAAATCAGATGTTAATTTATCAAAATTTGGGAAAAACAACTTTCGGCGAGCTTGCAAGTGCTGTAGGTAAAGTAACTCCAATAGCTGCTTCACTTGGAATCAAAACAGATGAATTGTTTTCTAGTTTAGCAAGTACAACTGCACAAGGATTAAATACTGCAGAATCTGTTACAGCACTTAAGGCAGCTATGTCTAATATAATAAAACCTTCAAAAGAAGCAGGGGAAGCGGCAGAACAATTAGGTATAGACTTTTCTGTTTCAGCTCTACAGAGTAAGGGCTGGATGGGATTTTTGCAAGACGTAAAGAAAGGATTATCCAATGCGAGTCCTGAATTTGATAAATTGAGTCAAAGCATGAGCGATAATGCTCATAAAATGTTAGAACTAGAAAATGCGGGAAAGAAAGGTACTAAAGAATATAAAGAATTAAGCAAAGCACAAAAAAATGCAAGTAAAGATTTGGAGATAATGGCACAAGCAGCAGATTCACCAATAGGTGCTATGGCTACTATGTTTGGATCAGTTGAGGGACTTAACTCCATACTTATGTTAACATCTGAAAATGGGGTAGCAAAATACAATGCATCTATGCAAGAGATGCAAACTAATACTACTGCTTTAGATGATGCCTATAACAAAATGGAACAATCTACAGAAACTAAATTTGTTAAGGCTATGAATAAAGCCAAGAATTCTCTTATGGAATTAGGCATAAAGGCACTCCCAATTGTAGAAAAAGGTATAAATCTAATATCACAATTTGCAGATTGGATGAATAAATTAAGTCCTGCTACACAGAAATTTATAATAAAAACAGCACTTGCTAGTGCAACATTAGGTCCATTCATAAGTGGGTTAGGTGGTGCTGTTAAAGGTGTAGGTACTTTACTTAAAACAGGAAAAGATTTAGGAGTATTTTTTGGAATATTCAAAGAAACTAAAAAAGTAAGTACTGCAGTTGAAGGAGTAGGTAAGGCAGCAGAGCTTGCAGGTGGAGCAAAAGGTCTTGGATTATTTGCAGGCGGTCTTGGAACAATTTCTAGTATAGCATTACCAGTAGCTGGAGGAATTGCAGCAGTTGGTGGAGCTATATATTTAGCACATAAAAATACCCAATATTTAAATGATAGTTGTATAAAGAGTGCAGAAGATATGGGAACTATGGAAACTGCAATGGCGGGATTAAATGGACATGTTATTCACACCAATAAGCAGTTAGAAGAAATGAATGTAAAACATAGAGAGTGGAGTAAAAAAGTAAGTCCAGAGACACAAAAAGCCTTAGATGGTATAGCTAATAAAATAGCTAACTATAATATGGAAGTAGAAGGAGCTGCTAAACTAGATAAATTAGCGGATGAGGAAACTGGGAGAAAACTTAATTCTAAGCTAGATGATATATGTAATAGTGCTATTAATAAAATAAAATCTAAGCAACCTGAAATAAAAAAAGTTCTAGAGGATAGTTTTAAAGCTGATGGGTTAGATGCCAATGAGAAAAAAATATTGGACTCCCTTAATAAAAGTGGAAATGACCAAATAAAAAAAGTGCAAGAGTTACATGCGAAAATATTAGAGTTGCAAAAAAAAGCTAGTAAAGAAACTGGGGCTGTAAGGCAAAATACATTAAAAGAAGTTGAAAAATTAACTCAACAAATTGGAAATATAGAAATGAAAAATACTGTTAAATCTAAAGAAGAACTTTTAGCAGCTCAAGCGGATTTTAATGCTCGCATGAAAAACTTAGATATGGAAGGATTATCTAAGTTGATGGAATCAAAGGCAAAAGCTAGAGATGAAGAAATAAAGAAAACAAAAGAAAATTATGATAAACAAATAGAATATTTAAAATTGTATTCTAAAGATGCTGATAAGGAAACACAAAAGTTAATTGAGGATAAAATAAAACAATTAGAAGGTGCAAAAGAAAAAGAAATAGGTGTAGAGAATGAAAAGTATCAAGGGTTCTTGGATGCAGCAATAGAAAAAAATGGACAAATATTAAATTATTTAGATTTGCATAATGGCACTATGCTAAATAAACAAGAACAACAAAAAACACTTGAAATGAATACTTATTTATCTAAAATGAACGGATTAAAAGAAATTACAACTAGTGGATATTATAGTATTAAGGACAGAGCAACAGGACAAATGCATGATTGTTACATTGAAATTGACAATACTACAGGGAAAATAGTAGGTGCATGGGATAGAGGCACTAATCAGATATATGGCAATCCTGTAAAAGCTAGAGAAGATATAGATAAGGATTTAAAAAATGGTGTTCCTTTTCAAAAAATTGAAGATAAATATAAAGAACCTCATAAGAACATATATGAAAATCCTGTAAAAGCACAATCTAAAATAAATTATAATCTTTTCGATTGGATAAGGGATGCACATTCTAATGCACAAAGCTGGTTAAGCAAACATCCTTTTATCGCTAGTGTAGTTCAACAAGTTATTCATCCAAATCAACCTTTTGTTCCCGATGTGCCACAAAAATGGACAGGAACAAGCTATTTTGAAGGTGGTTTAACTTGGGTTGATGAAGATGGTAGCGAATTAATACAATTGCCAGGAAGAGGACCTAAACTAGTAGATTTGCCTCAGGGGACTAAAATATTCAATAATACACAATCAAACTCTATGAAAGAAAGATTGTCTAAAAAACAAGTGAAAAACCAGAAAGGGTATGCTGCGGGTACAGATTTTGCAGAAGCAGGACTACATGAGGTCGCTGAGGACGGTTTTGAAATAGTAGCATCTAGGCAGTATAGATTATTTAACGGTGGAGAAAAAGTATTTAATAATCGAGAATCTAAAAAGATACTAGCATCATTATTAGAGAATAATAATAATAAACCTGAAGATATTGCAAGAGAAACCCTATCACAAGCTAAAGAGAGTGTATCTGTTAGCCCTAGAACTGGTGTGTCAGAAAGTGTAATGAAAGATAGATTAGCAAGACAGCTAAATTGGGGAGCTAATAGTAAAAAGGAATATCAGAGGTATTTGGAGTTCATAGATCGATTAAATAAAGAAGAAATTGAAAAAAGTAAGGAATATTTGAAGGAGGATTATGATAATAGATCTAAGAGCATAGAAGATAGGCTAAGAATTCTTAAAAATGAAAATAGTATAGAGCTACAAACAGAAAAAGCAAGGATAGATTCTCAAATAGCTTACTATCAAAAGCTACAAAGAAGTACTAAAGATAAAAATGCTAAGGCTAATTATGCTAATCAAATAGCTGCTCTAAGACAATATCAAAAACAGGTATTAAATACTACTAAAGCGAATCAAAAGGCACAGGTAGATAGCTTAGAAAGGTCTAAGAAAGCACTAGAAGAGTATTATAAAGATGGATTAAATTTATTAGATAAAAGAGAAAAAGAAGTGAAAAAATCTCTTAAAGTACAGGAAAATATATTTAACAATACAATAAATGAATATAATGAAGCTATAAAAAGGTTACAAATTGATACTAAAGATTTAAATAAAAATTTATTAAACCATCAAGCAATAGTCATCCTTCAAGGCGAAAAAATAAAAGAACTTGAAAATAGATATAAAGAATTAGCAGAGACTTTTGGGCATACATCAGAGGAAACTGTAAAGATTAAAAAGTCGTTAGAAGAAGCTAAAACTGAACTAATTAACATGAGTAGTGCTGTAGATGATGCAAAACAAAAGATTATAGATGCTCAAAGGGAAGTAGATAAAAAAGTATCTGATAGTATTAATAATATGGTTGATAGAATTAAGTCAGCATTAAAGCAACGATACGAAGATGAACTAAAGGCACAAGAAGATCACATAAATAATGAGCTTAAAAATTTAGATAGATGGAAAGATGAATCTATAGATAGAATAAATTCTGTTTATGATGCTAAAATTGAAGCTATAGACAAACAGTTAATAGAAGAAGATAAAGCTGATAGGGATGCAGAAGAACTAAAAAAGATAAATCAGCTTGAAGCCTCCTTAAGATATGAGCATAACGAATTCAACAAGGCAGAAATCCAAAAAGAACTTAATAATCTTCTTAAAGAGAGAGAAAAAAGGATTCATAAAGAACAACTAGAAGAACAAAAAGAGCAGCTACAGAAAGAAAAAGAAAATGAATTAAAAAATATTAATTCTATATATGAAAGTCAGAAAGATAGCTTAGAAAAACAACTGAAAAAACATAGAGAAACTTATGAGGAGATGACTAAAAATGCAGCTCTTCACGCTCAAGCTGAACAAATGATAATGGATAATAATCAAAAGGATATTATCAAGTTGCTACATTCTTATGAGGGAGCTTATGAGCAAGCAGGACAAAGTCTTGGAGAAAAACTTGTAGAGGGCTTTAAGCCTAAAATAGAGGAACTTAAGGATATGATAGCTAGTATACAGGAAAGTTTTGAGGTTGCTAGAAATTCAGCTTTAAATTCAATGGCTAGTCAAAGAGCCATTGTAAATTCTGTGCCGCAATTTAATACTAGAAGTTCAATCTCTAATGATAATAGAAAAAGTATAGTAAATCACAACAATTTTACGTTTAATAGTCCTAGAGCATTGTCCCCAAGTGAAGTAATGAGAAAAAATGAAGTAATGATAAGGAATTTAAATTTTAGTACATCCTAAGGAGGAGTAGAAGTTGCAAAAAATTATATTTAAAAATGAAAGGGGACAGAGTATAGAATTAGGTAACTCTGCTCCTTTTATTTTAACTAAAATTGAGCTAGGAAGCCTTAAGACAACAATATTGACAAGTAAATCTCCTGGACAGGATGGTAAGACACATCATGGAACTTTTTTAGATGAGAGAATTTTACCAATAGAGGGAGCTATAGTAGGAGATACTGTAGAAGATATGTATAGAAAGAGGCAAAAGCTTTGTAGTATATTTAATCCTAAGATAAATGGTACTCTTACTTATATCAATAATGCTAGTGAGCATGTTATAAATTGTATTGTAGATAGTTCTCCAACATTTAGAGAACAAATAGATGATATGCAAGAGTTTCTAATACAGTTTTATTGTCCTAATCCCTTATGGATGGATTTAATAGAAGAAAAAGAAGAAATAGCATTATGGATAGGGGATTTCCATTTTCCTTTAATTATTCCACCAGAAGGTATCATTATGGGACATAGAATAAGTAATTTAATAGTTAATGCTAAGAATAAAGGGGATGTAGAATGTGGAATGAGGATTGAATTTAGAGCATTAGCCACTGTAGTTAATCCTTCTTTATTTGATGTATATACCAGAAAATATATTAAAGTTAAAAGGACATTGCAAGCTGGAGATAAGCTAGTTATAAATACATCTTTTGGTAATAAAAGAGTAGAAATGATAAAAAGTAATGGAATTAAAATAAATGTATTTAATTATATAGATTTAGCAAGTGAATTTTTACAGTTAAAAGTTGGAGATAATTTATTAAGGTATGATGCAGAAAAAGGATTGGATAACTTAGAAATGGCTTTATACTATAAGCCACTTTATATAGGAGTGTAGTTTATGAATAAGGTACCAATTAGAATTATAGATAAAGATTTTAACTTACTAGGTGAAGTAGATGACTATGAATCTCTTGTATTTATAAGAAGATTTAGCCGAGTAGGAGAATTTGAACTTCACATAAATTTAGAAAAAAATAATGTGGATAAGCTCCAGGAGGATAACCTAATCCTTTTAGGAGCTTATTTTAATAAAGTAGGAATTATAGAGTTTATTGATAAATCTACAAGTGAAGATGGTAAAGAGCAGTTAGTTATTAAAGGAGCTACTTTAAAGGGGAAAATTAAAGATAGAACAACAGTACCACCTATAGGACAAGGATACGACAATGCAACAGGAACACAAGAAACTATAATAAAAAAATTTGTAGATAATAATGCTGTCAATCCAGTAGATAGAGATAGAATTATTCCTAATTTAATTATCGCTGAAGACAAACAAAGAGGAAAACAAGATGCATGGCGTGCTAGATATGAAAACTTAGCTGATAAGATTACTGAAATAGCTGAATATAGTAATTTAGGTTGGGATATTACATTAGATACTGACAATAATAAATTTGTATTTGATGTAATAGAAGGAAGAAACCTTACTGCAGATCAAGAGCAACTGCCACCAGTTATATTTTCGGTTGACTTTGATAATATAAAGAATAAGCATTTTGTGAAGATCTTACTTAATTATAAAAATGTAGCTTATGTTGGAGGAAAAGGTGAAGATGAAAAAAGATTAATACAACAAGCAGGCAATGCTAAAGGTTGGGCAAGGAAAGAAACTTTTATAGATTGTAGTCAGGCTGATGATATTACTGAACTGAAAACTATGGGAGAACATAAGCTTGATGATTTTAATATAACAGAAACATTTGAATCCAGTGTAATTTCTTTCGGTTCCTTTAATTATATGCAAGATTGGGATTTAGGAGATATAGTAACTGTAATAGATAGAAAATGGGGCGTTACTTTAAATACAAGAGTAACAGAAGTTAAAGAAATTTATGAGGTAGGAGGATTTAACTTAGAATGCATTTTTGGAAATAATATTCCTACTATTATAGACAGCATAAAAAGAATATCTAAAAAGGAAGTGAGATAATGGAGAAATCAGGTTTTTTTAATGCTATGAGAGTAGGTGATACATGGGATAGGGTATATAAGGCAGAAAATTATGCAGAGTATTTTGCTAGTTTTATTGGAAATGGCGTGTTTCCTAACCCATCTACGAATTTACAGGTAATAGGAACAGATAAAATACAGGTAATAGTTAAGCCAGGCAAGGCTTGGATTAATGGTTATTTATATGAAAATACAGATGATTTAATTTTACCTGTAGATGTTGCAGATGGTGTATTGCATAGGATAGATAAAATAGTATTGCGATATGATGTTGTTGAAAGAGAAATAAGAGTAAAGATAAAAAAAGGTGAGTTTGCTAGTGAACCTAAAGCACCACAATTGACCAGAAATGCTGATATGTATGAATTAGGAATTGCAGATATATATGTAAGAGCAGGAGTTATAAGTATTATTCAAAGCAATATAACAGATTTGCGATTAAGCAAAGAATTGTGTGGAATAGTGCATGGTACTATAGACCAAGTAGATACAACTACTATATTTAATCAGTATTTGGAATGGTATAAGAATATAACAGGGAAAACAGAACAGGAATTACAAAACATAAAGAAACATTTAGAAATAGATTTTATGCTTTGGTTTGATGGACTAAAGGAAACATTAAGCGGAGATATTGCTGGCAATTTGCTTAATCTTATAAACACTAATACTGAAAGCATAAAAACTAAAGCATCTAGCGAAGAACTTAATAAATTTAAAGAGGATACAACTTCACAATTGGCTGATATTGCGACAGATATAGAAAATATAGATTTAAGTGCAGATAAAGTTACATTAAATAGTTCTAATATAAAATCTAAAAATGTTAAAGGTGCTTTAGAGGAACTTTTTACATCTGCCAGTAATGGAAAAAACAAAATAGTTACTGCTATTACTGGCAAAGGTATAGTAGCAAATAATACTGATTCATTTGACACTTTATCAAATAAAATTAAACAAATTCCAGCATACACTCCGGCTAATTTAGCTGTTGAAATACAGCGATTTACTTCAATTACGACTAATAAAAATGATATAAGACAAATAGCATTAGATATTTATGGATATATATATATACTATAAGTGGTGATAAAAAATTAAGAAAACTAAATGATGGATCTATATTGTGGGAATATGAGTGTAGTGATATTGTGCAATCATTAGCAGTAAAAAATGGTTATGTTTATATTGGACAATATAATAATCATATAATTAAAATATCATCATCTGGTAATAAAGTATGGGATAATTATTATTCTAGTAAATACGGTATACTATCTATAGTAATAGATGATGATAATATTATTTACGCTGGAACTGAAAACAGAAAAGTAATAAAAATAGATTCTACAGGTAATGTTATTTGGACGTATGATAAACATAAAAGCGATGTAAAGGCAATAGCAATAGATAGAAATGGTTATATTTATAGTGGTGGTGGTAATAGATTAGTAAAACTTTGTTCAAATGGCGGTGAAGAATGGATACGTGATTTCGGTAGAAGTATAGCTTCAATAGCAATAGATAACAATGGTTATATTTATATTGGATTTATTTATTACGGTATTGCTAAAATAAATCCAGATAATGGAGAACAAATTTGGCATGCTGATCTTGGTCTTAATAAAAGTGGGGATTCAATAGCTGTAGATGACTATGATTATGTTTATGTAGCAACTGATTCTCCTGATGAAATTATAAGAAAAATAAGTTCGGATGGACATGAGATATGGAAATATAATTGTGATTGTGATAGATATTTAAAGTCAATAGTAGTAGATAACTATGGTTATATATACGTTGGATGTGATGATATGGTAAGAAAACTAACAGATAAAATATACATGAAAAAATAGGATGGTGAGGAAAAATGAAATTATTATGGATAGAAAAAATAACAGAAAATAAGGCTAGAGTTTATACAATACACAATTTCCCAGACATGGTTAAAGACAAAACAGGTGGAATAGTAGTAGACGATATTTTACCAAAACCAAAATTAAAAGAAAATGAATGTGCAGTACATTATGTAAATCCATTAACAAAGGAACAGTCATATGAAATATGTATAAAAGAAGAAACTAAAGAAGAATTAGAGCAACAAAAACAACAAGCAGAATTAAATGCAAAATTACTGAAAGATAATGCAAAGATACAAATAGAACTAAATAAACAAAAAGAATTAAATGCAGATTTATTATTAAAAATAGCACAAGTTGGAGGTAATGCAAATGCTTAGTTATATTAAAGAATATTATGTAATGGGACTTTATACTGAAAGTGATTTAGATATATTTGTTAAAGCTAAATGGATAACTATAGAAGAAAAAGAAGATATAATTAAGACAAAATAGATAAATTATATACATTTATACTTATTAGTGTGTATTTATAATTTATAGTATGTATTGTATAATTTCCAATAGGGGGGATTGCATATGGCAACTATAAGAAAAAATATTACACTAGATCCTGAAATATATAAAAATTTTTGTAAGATAGCTGAAAGAAAAGGAATAAGGATGTCTACATGGATTAATGCAAAAATGAAAGAGTTTATAGAAGAAGAACAAGAAAGGGTTATAGAAGGATAAGATGTGTATAAAATTTACATTTTTGATTTCAGATTGACAAATTTTCATATATCATATATACTATATAAATGATGCAAATATTAAAAAGAAGGGTTTAAGAGGTTAGAACAGATATTAATTTTGAAGAATATGAAAATTTAATTGGAAAACTAAGTAATCCAAAAGTAAGAGAATGGTATATTTATCATGATAAAAACATTGTTAATAAAATAGATAAATCATTAGCAATAAAAGAGCAAGCTATAAAGGCTCATTTATTAAGAAACAAATATAGAATGCAAGCTAGAAAATTAATGAAAGATAGAGAGTTAGCAGCATATTTGAATATTAATAATTCTAATTTACCATTTGAGTATTATGAAAATAAATATTTAAAACAAGGATACACTGGTAATTTACTTTATAGAAAAATATTAGAAGCTTCAAATAGGACAAATAAAGAAGTAAATAAACAATTAGGAATAATATAATAAGAACTGGAAGGCACTTAATAAGGTGTCTTTTTTAGTTCCCAATAGTGAGTATTTATAGATATAAATACTTGTAAATGGCTATAAATAAGGGCTTATAAGTGTAAATGGATATAATTGGTAATAGATAAATAATGTGACACAACAAAATAATTTATAAAGGCAAAGTAAGGACCATATAGGTCTTTTTATTTTGCCTATTTTTAATTACTGGAGGTGTAATGTGGAATTAAAAGTCTGTGAAGAAAAGCATAAAAGATTAGAAGAAAAAATAAATGTACATGATATTAGGCTTAACGATCATGGAAAGAGAATTGATAAAATAGAACAGAATCAATCTAGAACAGATGCAAAAATTGAAAATCTTTGTGACCAATTAAAACAACTTGTAGGTATTATGAAGTGGTATGTAGGATTAACATTAGGAGCTTTAGTAAGCTTCTTTTTTTATGCAATTCAGCACAATTTATTTAAGTAAAAAGGAAGTGATAGAATGAAGTTTTTAGAACAATTTCTACAGATTAAAAAAATAATAGCATTATTAACTACTATAGTATTTTGCATTTTAAGTGCAAAAGGTAGTTTATCAAGTACAGAATTTTTGAGTGTATTTACATTAATAATAGGGTTTTACTTTGGATAAAGTTCAGCTAGACAAGCGGTAAAAGAAAGTAAAGAGCAGGATTAATGCCTGTTCTTTTTTATTATTAAAATAATTAGGAGGGATGTTTTATGTTATTTAATTTAAATCCAGGACACACATTAAGTGGTGGAGATGTAGGAACTAGAGGAATAAATGGATTAAAAGAAGAAGTATTAACAAGGCAATTAGTAGGAGAAATAGATAAGGAATTAAGAGGTAGAGGACATAGAACCAATATATGTAGATTAGATTATGCATCAACATTGCAAGAAAGTTTAAATAAACAAGTAGCTTTATGTAATTCAGTAAATGCAGATTTAAATATTTGTATACATTTTAATACTACAGTAGGTGGTTATGGATCAGAGGTATATACTTATAGTGGTAAATATTTAGTAGAAGCAGATAGAGTATTAAAACAGTTAAATAATTTAGGATTTAGAAACAGAGGAATTAAAGACCAACCTTTAGCACTAACTAAAAGAACTAAAGCCAAAACAATTTATATAGAAGTATGTTTTATAGATAGTTCTGGAGATGTAGCTATACTTAATAAATATGGAATGAATGGAATTGCCAAAGCAATAGTAAATGGTGTGTTAGGGGTATCTTCAAATGTAACACCTACACCAAGTCAACCATCTACAAATAATAGTAGTTGGATTAATTTAGATGGTAAAACAGGTACAATAAATACACCAAGTGGTGTAAATGTTAGGGAAAAGAAATCTACAAGCGCTAAAATATTAGGGGCTTTACCTAATGGGGCAAAAGTACAATTATATAGAAAAGAGGGAGATTGTATACACATTTATTATCCACCACATGGAGGTTATGTTTATGCTAAATATATAAGATATTAAATTTTTAAGGGTACTCTCTTTTATAGGGAGTACCCTTTTGTATTATTTTATTGAAAAACAATGTAAAATGTCTGAATTTTTGGGAAAAATTATAAAGGGAAAATTGTATAAAAGTAGAAACTATATAATAAGAATCTGTTAAGTTAAAATGATTTAACAGATAAAATAATTTAAAGGGGGGAAGATTAAATGAAAAAAATTGCAATTGGTCTTTTAACAGCATTGATAATTGGAGTAAATGTGTCTACTGCTCATGCAGCATTTATTTGCAATGTATGTGATACTAGGGTTATGCCAGGACAAAAGCATTCATGTTGTGATTATATAGGTCATGATTGGCAGGCATATTCTAGATTTGAACCTGGTGGAACTACTTTATGGAAAGAGTGCAATCGTTGTGATGCAAAAACAAAACCATGGGTAGGACCGCCTAGATAAAATATTAATTAAGTTAGAAATTTGTTAGATAAAAAAAGATTATTTAAACAAAAATAGGTAGCATTTAATTAGGCTACCTATTTTTATTTTTTATTATTTAAAGGAATTATTTAACATTTATAGAATATTAAATATAATGGCTTCCCAATAGGTTAATTATAGACCTCCTTGCTTAAGCAAAAAGAACCCCAATAAATAGGGTTCTTTTTTTGTGGATTTATATATAGGTTAGCGTAGTATTGGATCATTTTTATTATATCCAGGTATATTAATTTTAATCCTTAAAAAAATTTAGAAAGTTAATATTTAAAGCTTTTTATTTTACATCAAAAATGTGTTAAAGTTGTTTTTGGCTTAGTTCTATTCTGTTATATTTATAAAATAATCCTTAAGTAATTGTATATAAATATTTTTTTTATAATTAATTGTTATATTTTATACTATTTACAATATTGATTTTATGCTATAATAATTAATTGCAATGATAGTAAGATTATAAAATAATGAAATTAAGTACGTAAAAGATATCATTTAAAATAATAATTCAGGATTATATGTGTATAATTTGAACTAATGTTCTTGACTTGTTATAAATTTAAGGATAATATTATTTTAAATAATATATTTAATCAGAGAAGGTGATTATGTGAGAAGTATGCTAGTCCAACCAGTATTAAAGTGGGTCGGTGGAAAAAGACAATTACTTGATGAGATAAAAAAATATATACCAAAAGGAACCTATAAATATTATGAGCCATTTATTGGTGGAGGAGCAGTTCTTTTTCATATGCAACCTAAAAAAGCTGTTATTAACGATTTGAATGAAGAATTAATTAATGTTTACAATGTTATTAAAGATAATTTGGAAGAATTATTAGTAGACTTATCTAAGCATCAAATAACAGAAGGTTATTATTATGAAATTAGAGCTATTGATAGAGAAGAAGAATATAAAAATTGGAGTAATGTGAAAAAAGCTAGTAGATTTTTATATTTAAATAAAACTTGCTATAATGGACTTTATAGAGTGAATTCATCAGGATATTTTAATACACCGTTTGGTAGATATAAAAATCCTAATATATTAAATGAGACTGTTTTAAGAGCAGTAAACAAGTATCTAAATGAAAATAATATTGAAATTAAGTGTGGTGATTATTCAGAATCATTAAAGCGAATAGGGAAAAATTCGTTTGTTTATTTTGATCCACCATATGACCCAATTAGTAATAGTTCTAATTTTACGGGATATACTGCTAATGGTTTTAATAGGAAAGAACAAATAAGATTAAAAAATTTGTGTGATAAATTAGATAAAAAAGGAGTAAAGTTTCTTTTATCTAATAGTAATACAAGTTTTATTAGAAATCTTTATTCCGATTATAAGATTGTTGTTGTTAATGCGAATAGGTCTATAAATAGCAATTCTAATAAAAGAGGAGAAGTAGAAGAAGTATTAATAAGAAATTATGAGATATAAGAGGAAAGATTAAATGGGGAATGAAAAGAAAAAAGGTAATGACAATAAAACACGAAAAATAGATAAATTTTGGAGTTCAATATTTGATGAGCTCCAAATTTTAACCGCAGTAAAAAGAGAAGGATATTTTATAATTCAAGCTAATCAAATCAAAAAATATCATGAACCACGATTAATGACAAAATTTGATTATAGAGATAGTTTGCCTAGTATTTTTGTAGAAAATAATTTATCTATTTTACCTATAACACGGGGAAGTTATATAATTGGAAATTTTGAGGTGTATAAATCCTTTGAAAATTCAAATGTTCAGATTGAAAGACTTTCTTTTCCAGAATGGATAGAAGGAATTGACTATAAAAATATTTATTCAGAAGCAAATTCTATAAACTGTGCTTATGCGTCAAAAATGTTTAATATAATTTTAGAGGATAATGAAATATATCCAACATTTAATGGAAGAATGAGTTCAGGAGAATTTAATTTTGAAATAAGTGATTCAAACAATAAAAAACATATTATAAATGTTTCAAAAGCACAATGTGAAATAGATGGGGCTTTTGAAAGTAGAAATAAAATACTCTTATTGGAAGCAAAAAATAATGTTTTTACAGATTTTATAATAAGACAATTATATTATCCATATAGGTTAATAAAAGAAAGAGTTAGTAAAGAGGTTATTCCGTGTTTTTTAACATATTCTAATAATATTTTTAGCTTCTATATTTATGAAGTAGAAAATGAAAAATGTTATAATTCTTTAAAGTTAAAAAAAGTTAGAAGATTTATGATTGATGATTTTTATATAACTTTTGAGGATATAAAAAAGATGTTGGGCACAGTTAAAATAGTTGATGAACCTAATGACATTCCATTTCCTCAAGCTGATACATTTGAGAACATAATGTACATAGTAAATAGGCTTTATACTGATTTAGATTACATTAGCAAAGAACAGATAAGTATAGAAATCGGGGTTGTTAATAGACAAGCTCATTATTATTCAAATGCATGTGCTTATCTTGGATTAGCGGATAGACAATTTAGATTGGGAACTATTTCGCTATCTGAAAAAGGTAGAAAGATTTTAAATAATAGGAGTACTGAAAAATATTTAGAAATATTTAAATTAATATTATCTCATAAAGTATTTAATGAAGTCATGAGATTATATTTAAATAATGTAGAAATGCCAAGCATAAATTGTATTGTAACATTAATGAAAAAAAATAAAGTTAAAAATATAAATACTGCTAAAATGTATAAACGAAGAGCTCAAACAATAAAAAGTTGGCTTAACTGGATAATTGAAATAGTAAATATAAGTCAAATCTAAAATATTAATAAATAAAATAGAGATTTCATTTATTTAAGACTCTTTTTACATACAGATTTTTACACATGTTGGTGTAGTGTTTGGGGCGTTTTTATTATATCCATGTGTAGAAAAAATTAATCAATAAAAAGTATATAAGATATTAATTTTAAAGGTACTCCCTTTTGATATGCTCCCTTATAGGTAGACAAGTAAAATAATAAAAACTTGTTTGATATAAGGAGGGCATATTTTTTATGGGAAGAAAAGCTAAAACACCTTTTGAAATTATTTATCAGTGCGTTCTTGATGTAAAAGAAAATGGAAAATCTGCTCATCAAGTTGCAAGAGAAATAGAAGTAACTCCTCGGTCTGTTTTAAATTGGATTGCTAGATATGATTCATTAGGAGTCGACGGATTAAAAACAATCAACCGAAATTATGCTTACTCTTCTGAGTTGAAACAAGCAGCAGTTTTGGATTACTTAAATGGTAAGGGTTCTCAGCTAGATATATGTAAAAAATATAAAATCAGAAGTTGTACTCAACTCCAAAGCTGGATTATGAAGTATAATAGTCATGATAAATTAAAATCTTCTACAACAGGAGGGTATAGTATCATGACTAAAAGGCGTAAAACTACATATATAGAACGAGTAGAAATTGTTAAATATTGCATAGAACATGAAAATAATTATACGGAAACTGCAATTAAGTATAAAGTATCTTATCAACAGGTTTATACATGGCTTAAAAAATATGAATCAAAAGGAATTGAAGGGCTTATTGATAAAAGAGGTTGTAAAAAGTCAGAGAATGAAATGTCCGAAATTGAAAGACTTCGTGTGGAAAACAAACTTTTAAAGGCAGAAAAACGAAGAGTGGAATTAGAAAATATTCTCTTAAAAAATGGGAAGAGATAGAAAGGGGGCGATATTAAGCCAAGTTCAAAATGAAACAATTTATTTGGCAATTCAAGAAATACATAACAATAAAAATTGTACCATTTCAGAATTATGCAGAATTGCTGAGATATCACGTTCTGCTTATTATAAATGGCTTAATAGAAAAGAAGGGGCAAATGAGCAATTTAATAAGTCTTTAATACCATTAATCAAAGATGCATATGAAGAAAGGAATGGTATTTTAGATTATCGTCAGATGACAATAAAGCTTAATAGAGAAAATAATTTTCACGTGAATGGAAAACGTATTTATAGATTAATTCAAATATTTGGTTTGAAATCTGTATGCAGGAAGAAAAAGCGGACTTATATAAAATCAATACCAGAAATAACTGCCGAAAATGTTTTAGGTAGAGAATTCACAACAAATAAATTCGGGGAAAAATGGTTAACTGATGTAACTGAATTTAAATATGGTGCAAGCAATAAAGCTTATCTTAGTGCAATCTTAGATCTTAGCGATAAAAGTATTGTAGCTTTTGTGCTCGGACATTCAAATAATAATGCACTTGTATTTGAAACATTTGATATAGCTCATGGTCAATATCCTGAATCTAAACCTATATTTCATAGTGATAGAGGATTCCAGTATACATCCAGGATGTTTAAAAAGAAACTGGACGATGCGGGAATGACACAAAGTATGTCTAGAGTTTCAAGATGTATTGATAATGGGCCAATGGAAGCTTTTTGGGGTATGCTAAAGTCAGAAATGTATTATTTAAAGACTTTTAACACTTATGAAGAATTAAGAGAAGCAGTTGAAGAATATATAGATTATTATAATTCTAGTCGTTATCAAAAACGTTTAAACTGTATGACCCCTTTAGAATATAGAAATTACTTACAAAAAAAGGTAGTATAAAAATATCCCCAATCACTTTTTGATGATTGGAGATAACATTTTTTATTTTTTAATGTGTCTACTTGACAGGGTGCTATTCATTTATGGGAATACCTTTTTTATTGTGGAGTTTTTATATTGGTGCTTTATTTTAGCTTATTTTTATTATATCCAGGAAAAATAAATTAAATCAAATGTGAAGGAATTTTTTTACATGTGTAGAATTATAAAATATAATAGTTTTCTATATGTTACACATAAAACTCCTTATTTAAACAAAAGAACCCTATTTATTAGGGTTCTTTTTGCATGATTTTTCCATATATTGGTGCTATGTTTTGGTCTATTTTTATTATATCCAGATGTAGAAAAGTTAATCAACCAGAAATATATAATATATTAATTTGAAAGGTACTTTCTCTTGGGAATACCACGTTTTGTATTATTTCATTGAAAAATGATGTGAAATGTCTGAATTTTTGGGAAAAATTATAAAGGGGAAATTGTATAAATGTAGAAATTATATAATAAGAATCTGTTAAGTTAAAATAATTTAACAGATAAAATAATTTAAAGGGGGATGACTAAATGAAAAAAATTGTAATTGGTCTCTTAACAGCATTGATACTTGGGATGAATGTATCTAGTACTTATGCAGCAGAGGCTTGCCCAAAATCTG